AATGTTTATCATATCAAATTAAGAATGAAAGAGTAGATGGTGATAAGGCCACTATTACGACAGAGATTGAGGTATTAGATTATAAGAAGGCTATTAATGATGCAGTTGGTAAATATCAGAATAGAACTGATTATACAGTGGAGGAATATAATAATAGTAAACTAGTATCAAGAAAGGAGGTGAAACGTGGAAGAAGAAAAGATGTATCTCAATAGAAAAAGAGACGAACATGGACGTTTGAGAAAAATTATGGCACGTAAGAAAATATGCCCAACCTGCGGTCGTCTCTTGTGGAGACGAGATTTCTATGTGCGAAAAGAAACAGGAATCTATGCTGACTGCAAAGAGTGTTTCAAGGCAAAAAGAAGAGATAAATACGTGTTCAAGAGAAAAGATGGGTTTTATCTTGATGAGATAGGAAGACCTATTGAGTATCATCATGGACAAAAACGCTTGGCGTGGACACCACAAATGGTTGATGACTTTAAACGATTCTACCCTACCACAAAGAATGAAGAATTAGCTGGAATCTTTATGGTGTCTCCAAGTTCCATTTCACGTAAAGCAAAATCGCTAGGCATAAAGAAAGATAAAGTATGGCTTAATAAGATGAATAAACAAAATGCTTATTTAGGAGGACTAGCAAATAAAAAGAGAGCCTACCTATCACAGGCAAGCTCGTCTTAATGCAAATAAATAAATGTCCACTAAATCAAAAAATGAAATTATGGAACAATTATTGTACTGCAAAGGTATAAAGAAAAGAGCTAACAAGCAAATTTTTTAATCAAAAATGCAAAAAAGTTCGGATAGATTTGGATATATTTGTATATTTGACTATCTTTGCAGTGTGAAAACTTGATTTATGAGCCATCTGTAAAGGTGGCTAATGTATGCAAATAAATAGATGTAAAGAAAATTATGGATAAGACTTTAGGAGAACTCATTGGTTTGAGAATCAAAAGCCTAGGTGTTACTCAGAGTAAGATGTGCAATGACTTGGGAATCTCGGCAGCCAACACATGCTCTTTTATCAAAGGACGGCGTGGAATAAAATACCACGTGCTCATTAAGATGATGGAATACCTCGGGCTGACCTTCGGAAAGGAAGGAGAAGAATATAGCAATGTGAAACTTGAAGATGTTCCTGCATTTTTTAGAGAATGTGTAAAAGGAACAGGAAAGCATATCTATGAGCTAGAGTTGCCAATTCACTCTTGTACGTTGGTAAGCTTTACCACAGAGAATAGAATGGTCACTAGTAGTATTATAGAGAAGTTGATGCCTATTTTCGGTATCACTCTCCTACCTTATAAAGAAAAGGAGGTGTAATTATGAAAAAAAAGATATTGGTAATAGCTCCACATGCTGACGATGAGGTATTGGGGTGTGGTGGCTACTTGTTGCATCAGAGGGATTTGGGCGCAAAAATCAAAATTGTTGTCGCCACGATTGGTGGTAACGATAAAAGACAGCCCTTTGCACAAAGGTTTCTAGAATTCCAAAATGTATGCAAAACTCTTAATGCAGAAGGTGATTATTTATACTGTAACAGAGATGCTGTTTTGGATTCAATCTCATCATTTGATATAACGACTAGTTTAGATAGAATAATAGATGAATTTAAACCGAATGAAATCTTTGTGAACTGTCTTAGTCGTCATCAAGACCATATCAAGCTCTATCATTGTGCAATGGCATCGCTGAGACTACGAGAAGGTTATAAACCTGATTTTGTTGCTCTCTATGAATATCCATTCTCAACAGATAGTTTCGAGCTGCCAAATGGAGGGAAGGCTTATCATGATATATCTGATAATATTGGAGCAAAATTAGAGCTGTTTAAGCTTTATTCTAGTCAGGTAAGAGAAAGCCCATCCCCTCTTAATGAGAGAGGAATCAAAAGCCTTGCATCTGTACGTGGTGTAGAAGCAGGAGTAGATTATGCCGAATTATTTTACATTCAGAAAACTTATATTTAAAGCTTATGGCAAAGAAAGAACAAAAGAAGTTTGAGGTACACATGGTGCCTATAGATGAGTTGAAGCCTGCGGACTACAATCCTCGTAAGCTTGAAGAGTTTGACCGACAAGAGATAAAAAAGAGCTTAAAGAAGTATGGCTTTGTCGAAAATACCATTGTGAATATGCACGAAGGTAGAGAATATACTATTATTGGAGGTCATCAAAGAATCGAGATTGCCAAGAGCTTAGGCTTCACTGAGGTTCCTTGCGTTTTTATGGATTTAGACATAGACGAGGAAAAGGAGTTGAATATTCGTCTTAACAAGAATGGAGGCAAGTTTGATAATGACCTTTTACGCAAATATTTCGACAAAGAGTTTTTGCTTAATGCTGGTTTCAAGGAGAAGGAATTAGATTTCTATCTCTCGGAGTTTGAACAGAAGTTTAACTCCTATTCTGACAGGAACTGTGAAATGCCTATTGTACCAAGGTTTAACGAGGATTACGGTGCAGTTATTATCATTGCTCGAAACAGCATTGATATTATGTATTTGAAGACTCTCCTTAATATTGAACGAGAGAAGTGCTATAAGTGTTCTCGTGTTCAAGATACGATGATTGTTGACGTGAATCACGTAAAGAAAGCATTAGAAGGTAAATTGCCTAAAGAAGTCATTGAAACAGGCTGTGCTGTAAAAGGAAACAAGGAGGAATAGCTATGGCAGATATTAAAATAGATATAGTTATACCGTCTATGGGGCGTGCTGACAGAGTTTTGGCGAAAGAAGCCATAACTCATGGCATTCTATGTGTGCCAGAGTCGGAAAAGGAAGAATACGAGAAATACAACCCGGATATGCCGATAGAAACTCACCCAGACAGCATAAAGGGACTTACTCCAAAGCGACAATGGATAATAGAACATCACAAAAATGTCTTTATGTTGGATGACGATATTAAGTGTTTGTGTCGCCTCTATGTTGAAAGTGGCGAAGATGTAAGACTGACCAAGGAAGAAGCATACGACATCATTCAATATATCGGGAACTGCGCTCATCTTGCAGGATGTTATCTTTTTGGTCTCAATAAAGAGAAGACCCCTCTCACCTATATCAGTCAAAAACCGATATGGCTAACAGGTGTTATAAACGGTAGTGTCGGCATTCTTGATGGTGGTGGTCTCTATTATAATGAGAAGTGTACATTAACCGAAGATTATTGGATGTCAGCTTTTAATGCCTACAAGAATCGCATTTGTTGGATTGACACACGATTTGCGGAAATGGCAGGAGGCGAAGCTTTCAACAACAAAGGAGGTTGCGCCGCTTATCGAACAGTTGAGCAAAACGAGAAAGAAACGCTCTATCTACGTCAGTTGTTTGGGGATTCTATACAGATTAAGAAAGGCTCACAGATTGGAAAAAGTAAAATGAAGTATGCTCCAACTCTCAAAATACCTTTCTAGTTGAATGTAAGTTATTTATAGTTAATAAATTAGGAGGTTCAAAATATTCTCCGTACGTTTGCATCGCAATTAAATAAATGTCAAATTAAAACATATTGATTATGGGAATGGATATTAGAACAAAACACGGATATTCTTTTTGGGAAGTAACAAGTGCTTTTCAAAAGGCTATTCGCCGTTGTGATGAAGACCAAGCTATGTTTTGGGCTGTCGAACTGTACGAGAGCAATAGAGCGAATTATGTATGGAAGCGTATGCTTATTATGTCTTCCGAGGATGTTGGTTTGGGAGATCCAGATGTAAATACACGTATTTATAATCTGTTCTGCTCTTATACCTACCTCGTCAATCTCCACGACAAAGGTTTGCCAGAGAAGCTACCTTTTACTCAGGCTGTACTTACTTTGGTACATGCCAAGAAATCTCGTTATGTGGATTTGGCTATCACTGTATATTGGAAAAAGGTAGAAACAGAATTCTACGAGATTCCAGACTATGCTTTTGATATGCACACATTACGTGGCAAGAAAATGGGTCGTGGACGTGAATACTTCTATAAGGAAGCCAGCTTGGTAAACAATCCAAACTATATGCCAAACGAGCAAGAAATGAAAGCACTTGCTTACAAGTATGGCGGTGGTAATAATCCCGAAGAAGCCAATGTAGAAGACATTGATATTACATCTGTTCCTGCTGGTGTTCCTCAACGAGCCAAGCCTAAAGAACAAAGTTTGTTTTAGATGAAAAATATTACAGTTTTAATAACAGCAGCAGGTTCACTGTTTGCACCCGAGTTCGTTCGCTGTCTTAAGGAAAATGGCGAACGAACTATTCGCGTAGTCGGCGTTGATTGTGATGCCGACAAGACTATTAATGAATATTGCGATACATCTTACAGTGTACCAAAAGCAACATACAGCAGCTACATTGATTGTTTGCTGACAATTTGCGAGCATGAAAATGTGGATATATTGATACCTTGTATGTCAGCAGAGTTACTTCTTCTCTTAAATAACAAGAAAAAATTTGAGAGAATAGGCACACAGATTTCAGCAAGTAATCAATACTCTGTTGAAGTTTGCCTAAATAAGATGCAGCTTTATGAGTCTATGAAAGAAAATGGAATAACTACACCTAGATATAGTTATTTCTGTACTGTGTATGGGTTTAAAAAAGCTATTGAGAGAATTGGCTATCCAGATAATGCTGTATGTGTAAAGGCTCTTTCCCTAAGCGGAAGCCGTGGTATGCGCATCATAGACCCTAGTCGTTCTCGTTTAGATATGTTCTTTGGCGAGAAACCAAATTCAGTATATTCTACTTACGATGATTTGTTATCTATCTTCAAGGAATCATCAAATCGTCTTCCGGATATGATGGCGATGGAATATCTGCCAGGAGAAGAATTCTCCGTAGATGTTTTAGCCGAAAAAGGAAAAGTGGTCTATATGTGTGCTCGTCTCAGCAAAAAAATCGTTCATTCCATACCTATGGAGTCGATGCTTTTTGAAGAGCCAAAGGCGTATGTCATTTGTGAGAAAGTAATCAAAATGCTAGACTATGATGGTAATGCTGATTTTGACTTTCGTTATAACGAAAAAGGTGAGCCTGTCCTTATGGAGGTAAATCCACGAATAGCTGCAACGATGGCAATTTTTGGCGAAGGTGATATAAACTTACCATATTTGCGAATCAAGCAGATTATGGGAGAAGAGTTGCCTACTCTTACACCAAAATATGGACTAACGATGAAAAGACGTTATAAGGAATATTTTTATTAACTAAAAAGAAAGACTATGAATGTGGATAAAGAAGGTGATAAGCTGATATTCTCAAAAGAAGAAGAGCTTACGGCAAATCAGAAGACATTTCTGAAAGTATTTAATGCGGTCATGTGTAATATCTCCTTGGCTTGTCAACAATCGAATATTGGAAGAACTACATACTATATGTGGTTGAAAGACAATCCAGCCTTCAAGGAGAATATTGAAAACATCAAGGAGAGTAACATTGATTACGCTGAATCCAAGTTAATGCAAGCGATACAGAAAGGTAATACTGCTGCAATTCTCTTTTTCTTGAAGACACAGGCTAAGGATAGAGGATATGTAGAACGTGTAGAGCAAGATGTTACGGTAAATAAGTTCGAGGAGTTGATGAAATCACTTCCCGATGAAGAAGAATAGTTATGGAAGTAAGTCAGAAAGCTAAAGATAGAATGCGCCGTTGGCGTGATGATTGGGTGTTGTTCATCAAAGAAGTGCTTCGTGCAAATCCAGACCTTGAGCAACAAGCCATTATTCGTGCTGTTCAGACCAAGCCACGTGTTGCCGTAGCATCGGGAACATCAAGAGGCAAGGACTGGCTTTCTGCTTGTTGTGCCGTTAGCTTTATGTACCTCACTCCTCGTTTTGATAAATATGGAAATTTGGTTAAGAATACCAAGATAGCTCTTACTGCGCCAACTGGAAGACAGGTCACTGATATTATGATTCCAGAGGTCTCTCGCTTATTCCGTAATGCTGGTATGTTACCCGGTCGTTTGCTTTCTAATGGTATTCGTACAGACTATCCCGAATGGTATCTGACAGGATTTAAGTCCGCAGAGGATGATACAGAGGCGTGGTCAGGTTTTCATGCCGTCAATACTATGTTTATCATCACAGAGGCATCAGGTATCTCTCAGACTATCTACGATGCTATTGAGGGTAATTTGCAAGGTAATTCACGAATGCTTATCGTATTCAACCCAAACGTTACGACTGGATATGCCGCAAACGCAATGAAATCTGACCGATTTGAGAAGTTTCGTCTTTCCTCACTTAATGCAGAAAATGTAGTGAAAAAGAAAATCATCTATCCCGGTCAGGTTGATTATGATTGGGTGGCAGATAAGGTAAAGCATTGGACTTCTCCTATTCCCGAAGATGAATTTAGTGAAGTAGATGGAGATTTCAAATGGGAAGGTGGATTGTATCGACCTAACGACCTTTTCCGTGTCAAAATTCTAGGTATGTTCCCGAGGACTTCTAGTGATGTTCTCATTCCCTACGAATGGATTGCGGCTGCTAACGAAAGATGGCAAAAATTGCAAGAAGAAGGTTTTAGGAGCAATGAAGTACTTGCTCTTGGTGTAGATATTGCTGGTATGGGTAGAGACTCTTCTGTTTTCCTTTTCCGCCGAGGATTCTATGTTGAGAAAATACAAAAGTTGCGTTCAGCTAATGCTGACCACATGAAAGCAGCAGGACAGATTGCAGTAGAACTAGACAATAACAGTGGGTATGCTTGCATTGATACCATTGGCGAAGGAGCTGGAACGTTTTCCCGATTAGAAGAACTTGAATACCAAAATGCTTTTTCTGCTAAGTTTAGTGAGGGAGCAACAGGACTTAGCGATAAAACAGGGCAGTATAAATTTGCTAATATGCGTGCTTATTGTATGTGGGCAGTACGAGAATGGTTTGACCCAAGCAATGGCTATGATGTTGCATTTCCTCCAGATGAGGAGTTTATGGAAGAAGCTACTGCCACAAAATGGTTCTTCCGTTCTGATGGTGCTATACAGATTGAGGCTAAGGATGAAATCAAGAAGAAGATTAAGCATTCCCCAGATACTCTAGATAGTATGGCTCTATCCTTTTATCCTTATGTGTCGGTAGGGAGAAATACTTTGATGTGCTCTAGAGCAGACGTAGAGTATATGCTTAACAATAAAGACATTAAACCTATTGGTGGTGTGTCATGTTCCGCCGTTATCTCTTCGAGCCACGATAGAAGTATTGTTGTTGTATGGAAAGGTAACGTAGCAACGATAGTCTATGACAAAGATGCAGAGTACTTTACAATGAAAGACTTAGTAGGTATTTGTCAAGAGCATAGAATACCACGTAATTTAGTCATCACGGACGAAGATGATTGCCCTTACATTACATATCACGGATGGGAACGAGCAAAGGAACGTTTGTACTACAATATGCGTAGTGAATTATATTTCAAGCTTGCTGATTTGATACAAAGAAGAAAGCTTAAGATTGTTTGCTCTCCTGCACAGGCTGCAAAACTAACGGAAGAGTTCACTGTATTACATCAGGAAGCAATAGACTCTGATACAAGAAAACGTTCTGTGATAAGTCGAGAGAAAATGATAGAGAAACTTGGACGTGTGCCTAGTTATCTAGAAGCTATTTCGGAAGCAATGTTCTTTCGTCGTGGAACTCAGTCGGCAGGAGCAGAAATGCACATTAGCAAGAGAAGTAACTGAAATTAATATTGCAGTGCATCTTTCTAACAATATCATACTTTGTGAAAAATAAATAGTAACTTTGAGCATAAAAGTGGTGTAGATGGAAAAAGAGAAATGTAGCTATGGTGATTTCGTTCTGTTTTTTGGGCTTTGCAATGAAGACCATCAACGTGAACTGTTGGGTGTTCTAAAAGAACAAGAACGCCCAAGACTTCTTTGTGGTCGTGAAGTTCCTAAAGATTTAAATGGAATAAGCTACGGAAAATTGGACGATTTACAGACCGCAGCAGAAGCAGAAGATCCGTTTTATGAAACTTGCAATGTTCTTCTAGGAATAAGCAAAAAAGAACTTCTCGAAGAAGACATAAATGATGTTTTTGGTTTTATCAACTTTGTAACAAAGGAGGTGAATAGAATAAACAAGATTTTCTCTTCCATTAAACCATCTTACTCTCAAGAAGAAAAGATGGCAGGAGTAGAGTCTTTGGACTTCGGTGCTTTTGGAGTATTGGATTGGTACGCTCAGAGAATGCACATCGCCAATCAGAACGATGTACGTGATATTTCATGGATGCGAATTTTTCAGTGTATGAAAAATGACAACGATAAAAACGAGTACGAACGCAGACTTTCTAAAGTCTATCAAAACAAGAAATAGATATGGAAATAAAGAAATATACAACCGTTGAGCAGAAAGTACATAAGATTGTCGATATGATGTCTTGTGATGCCGAGTATCTGTTTATGAACTGGGCGCAGGCGAATGTGGCAATAAGAGACATAACAAAGCCTACAATCGTTTATGTTCTCCCTCCTGCTGGCAAACTATCTTTCTCTTATGCAAGAGTTTTGGATAGACCGGAAACACAGATAGGTTTCGTTGCTCCTACCGAATTTGACTTTGATGGACATGAAAACGACAATATCGTTGAGCAGATGAAAAGGCTTGCAATCTTATTTGTGAAGACGTTAAACGAAAGTGAGCTTTTTGAACTCATTGAAGGAAACGTGAATTATCAGGTAGTTTACGACTATTTAGACCAAAATGTGACAGGAATTGTTCTTACATTGAAACTAATTGAAGTCGATGGTGTGCATATCTGCGATGACGTGATACGAGATGATGAAAGTATCTCGTCTGACACCAGTGAATAAAAAGTTAAATGTAAATATAAATTCTGTATTTTCCAAGGAAAATAGCTATATTAGTAAATATTTTTCATTATGAAATACTACGAAGAAGAGATAAGGTTGATGTTAGAAAAGCGAATGAAATCTATCAAAGAAGGTATAGCTCAAAGGATGGATGCTCAACGTAGAACGGTAACAGGACGCTCAGTTGATTCTTTGACCGTAGTCCTCCAAAACAATACCGATGGATGGATTGAAGGTGATGCTCAATGGCAATCAATGCAGAAAGGTCGTGCTCCCGGCAAAGGACCATATAATTTTAGAGAAATCATCAAAAAATGGATTGATGACAGAGGAATAAGTATTGTTCCGAAAGGAAAACAAACGGAAGAAGCAGCAAAAAACTCTTTGGCATTCCTTATCACAAGAAATATATTAGAGAAAGGAACCTCTCTTTATAGGAGTAATGGATATAATGATATTTATGATTCTGTTGTCGAAGAAGAACTTGATAAGATGCAAAAACAAGTTGGTGCATTCTTTGAGCTAGAAACAGATAAAGTAAACGAAAATTTCATCAATGATAACAAAGACTATAAATAATGAAGATTTAGGCATAGCAAATGGAACTATTCAATATCCAAACGCTTATAGCTTTACTTTTAATCCTAACTACATTTTTTTAGAGTTAGGTACCGATGTGTCGTCTGCAAGAATTACTGTTTCTATAACAGGCGCATCTTACTCTATCATTTGTTCTTTATATAAGGGCAGTGGACGATGTTAAGTTAG